TGCTTTGGCAATGGCTAAAGGTGAAAAAGAATACCAAGGCAAATTATTAACTTCTAGAGATTCAGACTGGAAAGACGAATTTATTTTGCTTTTACTGTCGCTGCCTATCGTTTTTTTAGGAATAGCAGTTTGGTCTGACAATCCAGAGCATATGGAGAAGATGCAATTATTCTTCGAGTATTTTGGTAACCTTCCTTTTTGGTACCAAACAATTTTTGTTGGGGTTATAGCATCTGTCTATGGACTTAAGGCAACAGATTTGATAAAAAGAAAATAAAAACGGAGAAAAATTATGGCTAATGAATACGCATACACAAAAGATCCTGATAAAAAACCAACGGGGAAATCTGCACTTGCAAGAAAAAATAAAGAAAATAAAAAATTAAATGCAGATGAATTTTTTCAAATAAAAGATTCTAAAAAAAAATTTACTGGACCTAAATCTACTGAAGGTTCTGTAGGTGATGAGGTTAATAAATTTAGAAAAATGGATGATGATATTAAGAAACAACAAAAATTATCTAAAGGTGGAAGAGTAAACTTCAAAGGTGGTGGATGTGCTAAACGTGGAGTTAAGAAAAACGCTTACGGGAAGAATTCATAATGAGAAATTTTTATAACAAAGGTGGCCCAACTTTAACTAAAGCACAACAAACTTTACCTGAAGCATTAAAGAAACAAATACTAGGTTCTAAAAAAAAGAAAAAAGAAAAAAAACCATCACCTATGATGATGGCAATGAAGGGTAAAAGATAATGGCAAAGCTTTGTGCAAAAGGCAAAGCAGCTGCTAAAAGAAAATTTAAAGTGTATCCTTCTGCATATGCTAACATGTATGCATCAGGAGTTTGCTCTGGTAAAATAAAACCAGGTGGTAGAAAAAAAGCTGCTAACGGTGGTTTGATGGCAGGCATGACTAGAAAACGAAGAGTTAGTTGTGCGTAGGAATTTTGCAGAAGGTGGTTTAAGAAAATGGGTATCGGAGAAATGGGTAGACATAGGAGCACCAAAGAAGGACGGGAAATATCAACCGTGCGGGAGATCAAAGGGAAGCAAGAGGAAGTATCCAAAATGCGTACCACTTGCAAAAGCCACACGGATGACAAAAGGGCAAAAGGCATCTGCTGTCAAACGAAAAAGAGCAGCAGGTAATAAAGGACCTAAACCAACTAACGTTAAAACATATGTTTAGAAGACAATTTGCATCAGGAAGTAAATCGCCAGCATGGCAAAGAAAAGAAGGTAAATCAGAGTCCGGAGGCCTGAACCGAAAAGGCGTTGCATCTTATAGAGCAGCTAATCCTGGATCAAAATTAAAAACAGCAGTAACTACTAAACCATCAAAATTAAAAAAAGGATCAAAAGCAGCAAAGAGACGTAAGTCATTTTGTGCTAGAATGAAGGGAATGAAAAAAAGATTAACTTCAGCCAAGACTGCAAGGGATCCGGATTCAAGGATCAATAAGTCACTTAGAAAGTGGAATTGCTAATGATTAAAAATTTTAAAGACATAGTTATATTATTAATTACAACAGGTGTTCTAATTTTATTAGGTATCATTATTATTGGAGACTATTGGGTAGCTGTTAAAGAAGATAGACCTATAGATGACAGCATAATCGTACTTATGAAAATGTCAGTTACAGGTTTAATTGGAGTTATTGGTGGTTACATTGGTGGTAGTAAATGATAGATAGATTTATATATAAGTTTTTTAGTTCTATTGACTTATTATTTGATACAATTATACCTAGACTATATGAGAGACTCAAAAAAAATAGAATCTTTTCTAGAAGAAAAAAGGTTAAAAGATAAACAATTAGATTTATTTCGAAACCTTAAAAAAGAAGTAGAGATAGGTGCGAATGGAACACAGAGTTACGTAATTAAGAAAGGTATAAATAAAGGTAAAATATGCAAAACGAAGAATTAATTATATTAAATAGAATACAAAAATATTTAAAAGAATCCTATCAAAGTATTGGTGATAACATGATTGGTGGTGGTATTGACAATATGGAAAAATACAAGTATATGATGGGACAGGCACATGCCTATTTAAGAATATCACAGGAAATATCAGCCCTGCTAAACCCGGATAAGGAGAAAAAAAATGATACTGAAAGACCAGAAAACGTCGTCGACTTCGGAAACCCCAAAAGTTAAATCAGCTTTATTAGATAAGTATGATGACGAACATAAAAAAGAAGTAGACGGATACGAACGTCTTAAAACAAAAGAATCAAATAAATTACCTAAACCAACTGGATGGAGATTAGTTGTTCTTCCTTTTAAAATGAAGGAGAAAACTAAAGGTGGATTAATTATTGGACAAGAAACATTAGAGAGACAACAAATTGGATCTACTTGTGGTTTAGTTCTTGCAATGGGTCCACATTGTTATGATAAAGAAAAATTTCCAGAAGGTCCTTGGTGTAAAAAAGGTGATTGGATAATTTTTGCAAGATATGCTGGATCAAGAATCCAGATAGATGGTGGGGAAGTTAGAATGCTAAATGACGATGAAGTTTTAGCAACCATCGATAATCCCGAAGATATACTTCATCAATATTAACATAGTAATGCTAGGAGGAAACTATGCCAGACTTGGATAACAAAGTCGACATCGATACATCAGGTCCATCAATGGATGTGGATATCGCTGAAGAAAAAGATCAAACAGAAATTGAACAGCCCGAAGTAAAAGAAGAAGAACCTTCTATTAGAGCTGTTGAAGAAACTGTTGAAGAAACTCAACCAGAAAAAGTTGAAGTTAAATCAGAAAAAGAAGAACCAAAAAAAGATGAGCTAGAAGAATATTCTGAAAGTGTTCAAAAAAGAATAGCTAAGCTTACTAAAAAATGGAGAGAAGCTGAGAGACAAAAAGAGGAAGCTTTGTATTATGCTAAATCAGTTTTAACTGATAAAGAAAAAGCAGAACAAAAACTTTCTAAGATTGAACCAAGCTTTTTAAAAACTACTGAAGATGGAATTAAATCTGGTTTAGAAGCAGCAAAATCAAAATTAGCTGCAGCTAGAGAAGCAGGAGATATTAATGCTGAAGTAGAAGCTCAGTCTTTAATTTCTGAATATGCTTATAAACAAGCTAGATTTGTAGAAGCGAAAGCTCAACAAGAAGAGTTTAATAAGCAAAAAGAACAGGAAGTTAGAACACCTGATATCAATTTAAATAGACAAAACGTGGCTCAGGGAACACCTGATCCTAAAGCTGAAACATGGGCATCTAGAAATACATGGTTTGGTCAAGATAGTGCTATGACTTACACTGCGTTTGATTTACATAAAAAATTGACGGAACAGGAAGGTTTTGACCCATCAAGTGATGAATATTATTCTGAAATAGATAGAAGAATAAGACTTGAATTTCCTCAAAAATTTGCTACAACAGAACCCACGGAAACGATTAAGCCGGTACAGACAGTTGCATCTGCAAAAAGAAGTACAAAAACTGGTCGCAGAACTGTGAGACTCACACCCTCTCAGGTAGCAATTGCTAAAAAATTAGGTGTGCCACTCGAAGAGTATGCGAAACAATTAAATATCACGAAGGAGGTATAAGCATATGGAAGATAATAACGATAAAAGAACCTCGCGTGCGAGTCAAACTAGAGAAAAAACAGCTCATAAAAAAGTTTGGTCTCCACCATCAAGTTTAGATGCACCCCCTGCACCGACAGGATTTGTACACAGATGGATAAGAGTTGAATCTATGGGATTCCAAGACACTAAGAATGTTGCAGGAAGAATTAGATCAGGATACGAATTAGTTAGATCTGATGAATATCCAGACTCGGACTATCCTCAAGTCGAAGACGGTAAATACGCGGGAGTGATCGGAGTTGGTGGCCTTGTGCTGGCAAGGGTACCGGAAGAGATCGCAAAACAACGTTCTGACTACTATAAAAAACAAGCATCAGATAACGTTGAGGCAGTAGATAACGATCTTATGAAGGAGCAGCACCCAAGTATGCCAATCAATATTGATAGGCAAACTCGTGTAACTTTTGGTGGTACAAAGAAAAGTTAATTTTTTAACTATTCCTACCCAACAAATTACACTTAAACTAACAATGTCTAAGGAGGACAACTAATATGGCAAATAAAGACGCTGCTTTCGGTCTAAGACCGATAGGAAAAGTTGGACAGAATAGAGACAACCAAGGTTTAAGTGAATACAGTATTGCTGCAAGTGCATCAGCTATATACCAAAATGATCCAGTTCAAGCTTTAGCTACTGGAACTATTGGTGTAGCTAGTACTTCGACAGCTGTACTTTTAGGTTCACTGAACGGTGTTTTCTATACTGATTCATCAACTAAGAAACCAACATGGGCTAATCACCTAGAAGCATCTAATGCTGCGACTGATATCGTAGGATTTGTTTCTGATGATCCTTATGAAAGGTTCGAGGTACAATCAAATGGTACAAATGCTATTACTCAAGCATCTGTATTTTTCAATTATAACATAAGCTACGTTGCAGGAGATTCAGCTAACTATCTATCAAAAGTAGAATTAGATGAGTCAACTGGAGTATCAACAACAGCACAGTTAAGATTAATAGGTTTCTCAAATGATCCTGACAACAATGACATTAGTTCTGCTAATGTAAATATGGTTGTTATGATTAATGAGCATTTCTTAAAATCTACAACTGGAATCTAATCGGATAGGAGATAAGATATGGCGATAAGTAGAGGACAACTAGTTAAAGAACTAGAGCCAGGTTTGAATGCACTATTCGGCTTGGAATATAAACGTTATGAGAATCAGCATGCTGAGATCTACACAACTGAATCTTCAGACAGAGCGTTTGAAGAAGAAGTAATGTTATCAGGTTTTGCTCAAGCACAGACTAAGTCTGAGGGTGCGGGTGTAACTTTTGACAATGCTCAAGAGACATACACTGCTAGATACACTCACGAGACTGTAGCTTTAGCGTTTTCAATCACTGAAGAAGCGATTGAAGATAACTTGTATGACAGACTTGCTAGTAGATATACAAAAGCACTTGCTAGATCTATGGCGAACACAAAACAAGTTAAAGCAGTAGCTCCATTAATTAATGGTCTACCAACTAACGATGCTTTTGATTCAGGTGATGGTGTTTCATTATTTAACACATCTCACCCAACAATCGCAGGTACAGTTGCTAACACTTTAGCAACTCAAGCCGACCTTAACGAAACTTCATTGGAGCAGTCTTTAATTGACATTGCTGCAATGACTGACGAAAGAGGTCTTAAAATTGCTGCTAGAGGAGTGAAAATGATCGTTCCTTCTGAGCTTCAATTTACTGCTGAGAGATTGATGAAATCTCAAGGTAGAGTTGGAACTGCTGATAATGATATTAACGCAATTGCGTCTATGGGAATGGTTCCTCAAGGTTACAGAGTGAACAATTTCTTAACTGACCCAGATGCGTTCTACATTATCACTGACGTGCCAAATGGTATGAAGTACTTTGACAGAGCGTCTATCAAGACTGCAATGGAAGGTGACTTTGATACTGGCAACGTAAGATACAAAGCTAGAGAAAGATACTCTTTTGGAGTTTCTGATTATAGAGGTATCTTCGGCGTTGAAGGTGCATAATACTTAATAAGTTTGAGGCGGGACACAATCCCGCCTCATTTAAAATATAGAAAGAAAAAATGACTCAATATAAATACTTAATAAAAATATTTACAAAATACCTTCAAACTAGTTTTGAAATTGAAAGTGAAAAAGAGATAAATAATGCGGACGAGCTAAATAAACCCATTATTGACTTTTTAGGAAAATCTGATATAAAATGGGAAAAAAATGATCTACAGTACCAAGGTGCTGGAAGTGATTTTTATATAACCTATGAGGAGGTTACAAATGGCTCAGGACAACATGGTACTGTTCGCAAAGAAACTGAAACTCGAGTCTAGATGGAACGAGTTGTTTCTTGAAAACAGAGGACAAATAACACCTGAAATGTCTGTTCTTGGTGATGAGATCAAAGTAGTTATTAGATCAATCATCAGACGACAAGAAGAGGAAGTCCACAGTAATTCTAGAGATGGTGAAATCCATCTTTACGCTGGTTAATTAGGACTTTACATCGCTGAAAAGTTAATCATTCCTAGGGATCTCTTGCACTCTATTAAAATCTAGTATATAAATTTAATCACTATATAAATTAATTAGAACATAGACGCGTATAGTCGACGGCCTAGAGACTATGTTCAATAACTAGGAGGATATAATTATGGCAAGTACTACATTTTCAGGACCGGTCAGATCAGAAGGTGGCTTTCAAATGGCTACTAAAAACTCTGTTACTGGTGCTGTAACAACAAGAATGAGTTCAGGTATGCCTGACTTAACAGGTTTGCTTTTTGCAGACACAGCAACAGGTGCAAATATTTCTATCGCTGATGGAATTATTGCAGCTGTAAACTACACAGGTGCAGCAGCATGTGCTGTAGCACTACCAGCAGCAACTAAAGGTGCAATTGCAGTTTACGTTCAATCTAAAGACACTGCAGGTGGAGTTTTAACT